AACCATGCCATCTTTCTTTGGGCATCTCTCATTGCATCTGCATCTTCAAGTTCTTTTCTCTTAAACTCTAAATACATTTTCTGTTCGTCAGGAGTAACATAACCATCGCCATTAACATCGGCTGGATGATGTCCACTCTTTTTTAATTCTTCTTCCATTACATTCCTCCTTTTCTATTTTGAGCCTTTATTCTATCATTCTCTTCTTTAATATGTTCCTGTAATAATGCAACATATACTTCTCTTTCCCATGGTACCATATTATCTAGTTCAGTTAAACTATACTTATGATGTTGCATCATAGCAAAGTTTGTTCTATAATGATTTACCAAACTTTCATGCGAAAGGCTTAAGTAAAAAAACTTTGGAGACCTCTAAGCTCCAAATCATGTTCCTTTCCACATTTATTACACTTATATTCTACATTATGCGAAACTGTTGGCATTAAACCAAACCAATCTGCAATTCTCTTAAACTGTTCTGAGTTAAGACCATCCAAGAATTCTACAAGTTCACTATGAGTACTCTCACTAGATGGGTAAACATTATCTGTATCGAAGATATTTGCAATACAGTTTGCCATTAAATCCATCATCACCTTTAATTGTTCATCTTGACTTGCATCATCTTTTAAACTTGATTTTGAAATCGTACTCATTGATGGATAATCAAATTGAACACCGACTTCATCATTAATCATTATAATTCTTTTATCATCAATGTTGTCTATCTTGATATCTTCTAAGTTTACTAGGTGTTGAATTTCGTTTTCGCAATCATCACCTTTACATTTAAATTTTAAGTCAACTGTTTCACCTACGGATTTTGACCTTAACTTAATGAATAATAATTCCATATCAAATGATGTTAATGCATCTATATCGATATCATCAAATATACATGCTGATAGAATTTCTTTAACAGCCTTTAGAATCATGTTATCATCTTTAGATTCCATAGCGACCATTAATATCTTTTCTTCTTTGACCAAGAAAGGTCTAAATTCAACTTTCACGTCCATACTTGGTATTGTTACCTCATAACGTGAGGAATTTACAATTGGTAATGCCATAATATTTTTATTCTCCTATAATATAATTATGTTATAATCTCTAGTGCCGAAGTAATACCAGATAATCCTGACTCTACTGCGCCTTCTAGTTTATATTTATCATATGCAAATGTAACTGTAAGCTTACTTATGCCATCAGCATCATTTGAATATTCTATTGGAGCAATAGTTATAGGAAATGCATTCTCTAGCTTTGCTCCATATACTACTTTATTATCTGCATTGAGTTGCTGAATAATAACATCAGTAGTATAATCTTTTTTATAACCCAGGGTATATGTATCATCATTAATAATAGACTGAGTCCAATTATCAAACATCTTCTTCATATACATATCATTTGTAAGTAAAAAGGTCATTGAGATATCTTCATCAATAAATCCATAAGGCATTTTTACTGTTTGTTTATGCATGGTTACTTCATCAGTACTAAACTGTCTGCCTGGAATACTAGCAGATTCACATAGCATTGATATATCGCGAGGGTCATTAATAAGACTTTTTAAATCAATGCCATCTCCTGAAATTACACTAGTAAAAATTGCACCTGGGTCTATATTCAGTAAACTTTGTTGTGGTGGTGTAAACATAACTTTAAATCTATTTGCCTTTGCAATACCACCACGTTTACCTATTGTTGATTTTAACTTATCTATATTCATTAGGTCTGTCTCGCGATTTTAATAGAGTCAGCCCATATTTTGGATTTCTGACTCTTCTTAAATTGTTCTGTTGGTAAGAAGATTGCAATTTCCCATTCACTCATAGGTACTCTTACCATTCTTGATTTAATATGATTACTTAAGTACATTTTTAAACATGGTCTGAACTCTTTATATTTTCTAGTACTAGAAATTAAATCATAACGTGCTTTCATTAATCTTGACTTATCAGTAATCTTTCCTGCTGATAGTTTCATCAATTCATCTAAAAACCTAGCACGTATATCGGGTCTTAAGTAATGTAAGTTTAATCCTAAGAACCCACCCTTTCTTTGTTCTATTAAAAGAACTAAAGGGAATCTATCATAATAAGGCAAAGTCTTTTTATGTTTAGGGTCATAGAAATACATATACATTGAACCTCTTAATTCTCTTGTAGTAGGTTCTAGTGCATCATCTTTTAATAAAGCCCTTCTGTCAGGGGTCTTCATATCTTCAATCTTATCACGAAACCACTTCTGAGACTTTTTAGTCCGAGCAGTTATGCCAGCCTTAAATGCCTGAGCCTGTAGTGTATCGAATAATGATGCCATAAAGTTTTTCTCCTGTATAAGTATTTATATCAACTTTTCAGTAGTTTGATACCTAGATTGCCTAAAGTATCTTCAGTCCATACTTGAAACTTCCATCCTTTATGGTCTGCATATTGTTGTGCTGCTTCCCATTTAGATTGATTCTTAATGTATGTCATAACCTCATTGATATATCTTTTAGTCTTACGAGAGGGCTTTTTTGGGGGTGATGTTTCTTTCTTTGGTTTAATTTCAACCAAGATGATTTCTTTATTATCTAATTCTATTAATAAGTCAACATAATATCTATGCAACTTATTATCAGTCTTACATTTATAGGGAATAACTATCTCTTCACTATTCCATCTCTTTACTTTAGGGTTACTCTCACACCACTTGAATGCTTGTCTTTCCCATAATGAACGATAAACTACACTGGATGCATCACCCAGATATTTATCTTTACGTTTAATTGTATATTTCCCTCTATAAGCCATTATAAATACTCTATATGTTAGTTAATAATATAAGTATTTATACGGAGTAAAAAGATGGTCAATATATATAGATTTCCGACGGACCTTAGGGGTGGATATGAAGAACAGAAAGAAAATAAGGACGCATATATTAAGATAGATATTCTTGATGATTTGAATGACCAAGCCACTGATACTATTGCTCTATTTGCGCCTTCAGGTTTTACCATTGAAGATTCTGGTAATTATGGCAGTGTAAACTTTGGTGTTGCAGATTCCATTTCTAATTTAGGTAGAGATGTAATAACGAATGCAGGAAAAGATTCGAAGAAGGGAATTAATGACATGAGTGTTGCAGAATCACAACTAATTACTCAAGCAGTATTAAAGGCGGCTGGAGCTGATAGTGAAATAATGACTGCACAAACAGCAAAGAATAAGATAGTATTTAATAATAAAACTACTGCTACATTTGAAGATATGTCCATCAGAACATTTAGTTTTACATTTAAAATGGTACCAGAGAGTGAGACGGATTCTAAGGCAATTTTAGATATTGAAAATGTACTTAGAACAAATATGTATCCAGAGTCATCACAAAGTGGTTATGCACTTAAGTATCCACCCGAATTTAAAGTTACTTTTCATAGAGGAAAGGAAGTTGATAAATTTATGCCAAAATTGATGAAGTGTTATTTAACTAGTCTGAGTACTCAATATAACTCTAATGGTAATATGTTTCATAAAGATGGCGCACCAACAGATACTACTATTACTTTAAGCTTCCAAGAAACAAGACAGTTAAGAAGAGCTGATTTTAAGCCGAACTCAATATCTAAAGGAGAGTCTTAATGAATTATTTTAAATTTTTTCCTAAGGTAGGATATGATATTAATAGAACTGGTACACAACAAGAAGTTGTTGATATCTATAGACAAGTAAGACCTATCGGTGATAGACTAGATGAAATTTACCGATATACAACATATACGGTCCAAGACGGAGAAAGACCAGATATTGTTTCTCAAAGATTATATGGAACACCTAAATATTATTGGACTTTTTTCGTAGTAAATAATTTCTTACATGATGGGTATAAAGTCTGGCCGATGAGTACTAGAATGTTAGAAGATTATATTGAAAAAGAATTTAATGGGTGGGCAGTTGCCTCTAACCCAGTACCAAATGTAGATAGTGATGGTATTGTTATTGGTCATAATGATTCAATTGCAGGTAAATTTGAATTAGGAGAAACAATTACTGGTGGTACATCAAACGCAGTAGGAACTTTAGTTAAAAAAGACATAGATAAAAACCAATTAATTATCCAAGATACTACAGGTTCATTCATAGGTAACGGTAATACATTTGAAATTGTAACAGGTGGTACTAGTGGTCATTCAGTACAGTCATTTATGGCTTGGAAATATGCAGATGCTCCTCATAGATATTTTAAAAATGTGGCAGATGCAAATGGAGTGATTACTCAAAGAGAATTTTCTAATATTATTTTTACGGAATCACCCGATGCAGTAAATACTAGTAATATTAATAATACTATTACAAATGAATATGAACCTTTATATGCAAACAGAGAAGGCCTTTTTGATGAATTAAATATTCCACAAAGGTCTCAACTAGCAGAAGCAGATGTTAATCCTTTAGTTAATGGCGGATTAGAGTATATAAGTAATAGAGAACATATTATATCACTTAATGACCAAAGGTCAAGATTAAAGGTAATAAGGCCAGAAAACATAGAACAATTCCAAAGCGATTATATGAGATTACTTAATGAGTAAAGAGCCTGAAATTATAAGTAGAGGTAATATAGTTGACCCAGATGTAAATACACCAACTGGGTATTATCTTGAGTCTGTTAAAATAAAACCACACTATGATGATGAATTTGATATAACAAATATGGTGGCGTTTTTTAATATTTCAGAAACAATATCCGACCCTCAAATTCAAGTTAGAATATCAATTGGTGACGCCGTTAATTTTATAGGCAATAAAAAATTAACGGGAGATGAAAAAGTATCACTAGTGGCAAAAAGGCGACTCCCTGGCAATGTATATTCTCCTTCCGGCCCAGAACAAAAAATTGAATTAAATCTAAGAGTAATAGAAATATTAAACTTTGTTAGAACATCAAAGCCAGGATTTTTAACATATGTACTAAATTGTGTATCTGAGTATGTATGTGATTCTAATAAAATAATAGTAAAAAATGCATTTGGTGGACAGATTGGAACACTAATAAAGAATTTAGCTACAAATAGTTTAAACATTAAAGGTAATAAACTAGATATAGATGATAAAATTGGTCCAGATGTAAAAGGAATATATCCTAGAATAAAGCCACTTAATGCTATGAGATGGTTGAAACAATATTCTGTAACAGAAAATTCTCCTGTATTTTTATACCAAACTAATGATGGAGTTTTAAGATTAAAGTCTTATGCTAAAATGATAGAAGAGTATGATAAACTATCTCCAAAATCAAAGGAATATTTTACATATGACTTTAGACCAAACTTAAGAAAGATTGATAGTGAAGATGAACAAGCCTCAGCGACCTTTGATGAACAGAGAATATTCATTACTAGCATGGTTAGTGCTGAGGGACCTTCAAAGTTTATTTCAATTATGGATGGAGCATATGCATCTAATACTCATAAAATAGATATATCTAATAAAACTTTTAGTAGTAATAAATATTCTTATAATATTAATAAATCCCTAGAGGCCAATCAATCTCATTCTAAAGAAATGAATTATGAAAAAAATGCCAATGCAAAGTCTTATTATATTTCAACAAATGAAAAGTCTTATGATAATAAAACTAATATACATCACGATAATGAAAGACACGTTGTTAATTCCAAACTAAGTGAATTAAAATCTCATCAGCATGTAATATCATTACCTGGTGATTTTGAGTTAAAGGTTGGTCAAGTAATTAATTTAAAAATGTATGTATCTGAAGAAAAAGATAATAAAGTAGGTCATAGAGAAGACACATTTGCAGGTGGTAAGTATTTAATTATTTCAATAGCTCATGCATTTGCTGAAAAGTACTTATCAACTATTACCATTGTAAGAGATACGGTGCCGGAGAAGATAGGTAAGGAGAAGATAGATGAGCAATGATGAATTTAGAGGTGGACAGTTTACTTGGTTCACTGGAATAGTAGAAGATGTACAAGACCCAGAGTATCTTAACAGAGTAAGGGTTAGGTGTCTAGGTTTTTATGATGAAGAAGTTGCCGTTGAAGACTTACCTTGGGCGACAGTAATGATGCCCACAACTACTGCAAGTGTACAAGGGAATGGAAGTAATCACCACTTAGAAATTGGTTCTTGGGTAGTAGGATTTTTTAGAGATGGTAAATCAGCACAAGACCCTTTAGTAATGGGTTCCATTGCAACACAATCTAAAAATGAAGAAGAAGAAGATTCCGATATTCCAGAAACTGGTTTTTTAAATTCACCTACAGGTAACTTTGTAAAAGATATACCAGGTGAAGTAGGGTCAAGTTGGGATAATAAAGTGTATAGGTCTAAGGCTGGTCATATCATTCAACTAGACAATACTGAAAACAAAGAAAAAATTAGAATTTCACATGGTACTGAAAGCTCAGAAATATTAATGGATGAGAATGGTAATACTGAAATTTATAGTAGTGCTGGTCTTATAAGACTTAGAAATAGAAGCCTTCCACCCTTAGCTGTAACTGGCTCAAGGATTGAAATATATCCAGGCAATGGTGGTGATGTATTTGTTAAAACTGAAGGTGGTAGTATAAACTTGGATGCTCAGGGTGCAGGTGGTACGGTTAATATTAGGGCGTCTAAGATTAGAATGAATACAGCCGCTTCAATAGAAAACTTTGATATTCCTAAAGTAGAAAGTATTGACCCCTTTGATGCAGCAACTAATACTAAAGAAACAGTCGAGGCCTTTTTAGGTAGTTCTATAGATGATAGAGAAATGGATATGCTTATAAGAGCAGTCTCTGCAGAAGCCACTACAAATCCAGCTGAAAGGGCAGGAGTTGCGGCTGTTATTTTAAATAGAGTCAGGTCAGATAAGTTTCCTAATACTATTGAAGGTGTACTAACTCAAAGAAATCAATTCCAAGGAGTCACTGGAGTTCCTGGTGAAAGAATACCAAGTAGTTTATATTCTGAAATGAGTACCGCTAGAGGCCAGGGTATTGAAGCGGCACTTAATAATAATTTATCTAGTGCTTCTACTGAATGGTTAAACTTTACTGCAGCTGACCCTGCCGCTTATGGTGAAGGAACTAATATTGCATTCTTAGATAAAGTAAAAAATGTAAATGGAGCAAGTCAACTTGGTGGTACTTGGTTTGGTACAGTATAATGCCAACAACCATTGATATACCATGTAGTAAGGTATTATTACCTACTCCGGCTGAGTTAGTAAATAACTTTACAGAGATTATAAACATAGCTAATTTATTGGCTATCTCTGGTTATGAAGATGAAGCTAAAAAGATAATGGATATTTTAGATAAGGTTGAAGATGCACTTGGTAACTTTCCAATATCACTTACAAAACCTATATATGGTAATTTAGAAATTCCTGAACTAGAATGGGAAAGAAGAATAGAAGCAATGGTTCAAGAATATCATATGTTTGTTCAAGTTAAGTTTATGGAAATCATTAATAAAATATTACCTATCTCTTTTAGTATTTCAGTTTTTGGTTTAGATATAGATGTGATAAAACTTTTTTCTGACCCAGAATATAGAGCAGAATTAAAACTTCAAATTGCAAATGATTTAGAAAAGTTTGAAAAGTTTATACCAAAACAGTTTAGAAGATATACTAATGATTCTGGTTTACAGTCAGATGGTTTAAAGGCAGAAAATATATGGAAGTATCTTATGTCTGAACTAACTAAAGGAGCCCTTGCTATTATACACGGAGCCTTTGGTGCACTTATAGATAAATTTAAAGTTATATGGGATGCATTAGGATTACCATCTTTGCCTGCACTACTAACACTAGACATAGAACAGATTATAGAAGAAAAAATTGCAAGTGTAAAACAACAGATAGAAGATGCACCCGATGATTTAAAAAGAGAATTAGAGGCAGAGTTAATAGAACAGTTAGAGTCAATAAACATTGCTGGATTTAGTATTATGGACTTATTGGGTGGAGAGACTAATGAGTATATTGAAATGGCCGAAAGAAAGATAGAAAGATTACTGACTAGAATGAAAAACTTTGCTGAAGAATGGCCTAAGTATCTTCTTCTTAAGTGGGTACAATTAATTCAAAAGTTCTTAGAGGCCATTGGACTGGGTTCTCTTGTTGAATTTATTACATTTGACTTTTGTGATTTCTTAAGCTTAATTGGACTTCCTAAAGAGATTACTATAGATGGAGAGTTTAATATAAACAGTCTTAAAAAGTTACCTAGTGTTTCTTTACCTTCTCTCTCTAAAGTAGAGACTGTAATGGTAGGAGCCACAGACGGCAGTCCAGATGTATATTCTTTTACAACAATATTAAACCAAACCGAATACGGAGTTACAGGAGGAACGGGTAAAGTATTTTTAGAAGGCACAGAATTAGATACAAGTGATTATACACATAATTCCACAAGTGTTACACTTAATAATTCACCAATTGCTGGACAGAAATTATTGGTTATTGAATAATTCTTTAACTAAGCCCTTATAAATAACTATATGCCTAATGATTTATATACAACAAGAAGTAAATTTAACACATCGGATTATCCAGATGAGTCAAATACACTTGCAAGAAAGAAAGGATATAGCGATATAGATTTTTCTTTACTATATCATCCTTATGATAAGGACATTAGACCCTTAAGAGATGATAGAGCAATTAGAAATTCATTAAAGAATATGTTAAATACTGATAAGT